CATTCCTGCGGCACTGAAATGCCGGGCACGAAAGGTGGTCGCTGGATTGCCGATCATCAGCCGCCGACAAAGCTGAATTTGTTTGGGAAGCCACAAAACCTGTACCCACAATGTCTAAAGTGTAGCCAGATTCAGGGTGGCACGGCGACTCAAGTCTTGCGGCGACTATTTGGAATGGGTAAGTTGATCCGCTTTGTCAAAGGCGCCCCACTAATGGCAGACTTTGAGCGTTCGGTAGCCGCGCCGAATTCAATTATTCTTATTGACGATCCGACAAACGACTACGAAATACCCGCGAGCACGGGTGGTCCACTGACATACACGGCGTCCTGCATTACCGTGGGTACATTGGAATCGTCTCGTGGCGACGAAACGGTTATAAGGCTGGGACACGACCTTGGAGCGCCAGCGGGGGAGTTGATATTTGACGGCACGCTCGAAACCCCCGGAAGATGTATTGAAGTGGGTACCTCATGGCTGGAACGCATTTTCTTTATGCCGGTCAAAAATGTTCTGACGCGTATCAAGATATGGACAAATCATCCGACTGAACCAGATAAAATCTGGATCGAGGCACAATAGCCTTTTGGTGAGGCGCGCGCCCATAGCGACGCCGAACTATCTATTGCGCCGTCGCATATCGCGGCATGATGACGATACGTTCCGTGTACGAAATAATTTGCTTGTTCTTAGCATTTTCTGCTTGACGCGTTTGATCGGTACTGTCCGTTTTTGCCCCCAAGTGTCCTAAATCACGAGAGCGGGTGTCCTAATTCAGTCAAATATGCGCATTCGGCGGCGCTCCGCAAAATTATCTGGTGAGTAGCAAGACTCGAGAAGCGGCGCGTAGGTTGAATGTTTGGCTGCGAGCCGAGAAGCATTGGGAGACAGAAATACAGTCTGCACGCCCGAGTCGGCTTCGTGTATTCTTGCCTCGCAACCTTCAGGCATATTCTCGGCTTCAAAAGTTCCTCTAATCGTAGTCGCAAATCTCGTGATTTCAATATCTGGCAAATCTGAGTGGAAAACAATTTGATGCCATGAGCCGTCAACGTAATCCGGCCGCTTTTGCTCAGTCATGGTTGTCACCTTTTTTGAAGGTAGGGTCTATCGCGCCCTAGCCGTTGCCACTTTCGTGACCGCCAAGGTCTTAGCTTGCTGGTTCCAATTCAATCTTCATGTCAACCGGCGCGTCCTCTACATCGTAAATTTGCGAGACGTTCATGGCGAAAGTGCGGAACCATCGCAGCCGCTGCGGCCCCGGCCAAGCGCTTCCATCTGCTGGAATTTTTTTAAGCATCGCGATCAGAAGTGGATCAAGGTTCAATTCATCTGTTGTTCCGCCGCCTCCACCCCCACCGCCACCGGCACGGTCTTTGACTACATCCGGTTGCTCATCCGCATGCTCGGCCGGGGCCTGTGCGATACCGGGCATGACAAGCCGGTCTCGCCCCGCCTCAAAGAAGCCAGCCTGTTCTGCGGAACTTTCCAACACACGCCGCGCATGTGCCTTCAGCGTTTCCGCAACGCCGAGAGCAACTAGTTCCTTTTCTAACGCCTGCCCCTGGGGAATTGAGAACCCTTTGAACTTGCTGTGGACGGCGGCATATAGAGGAACAGTCAAAAATGCTCGCACGCGACCTTCGCGCTCGCGCTTCTGATCGACGACCAATCGGCCCAACTCTGTCAGACGGATTGCATCAAGGCGCTCCGCGTCGATAAGGCCGAACAACTTGGCTGATGACAGCCGAGAGCGAAACGTACTGGCCGTAGGACTCTGATTATTTGCCCATGCGGCAAGCTGTTCGATGGAGCATGGGTTTGTTCCGTTGTTCGCGTACAACGCCTTGGCAATAGCGACTGCTTCATCCAGATCGCGATACGGAAAAGCGATGGAGGACCGCTGACGTTTCGCCGCATTGCCGCTTTCGAGCGCGACAACCTTTTCCTCTGTTCCTGCAACGTTCTCTTCTGCCATTTCCGTCTCCTTCCGGTCTTAGCGGATAGTGACGGGTATATAGCACCCCCTTATCCGTCCCGCAAGCAAAAAAGCGGATTATATCCGCCGCGCCCCTTGACGTGGAGAGAATGACGGATAATATCCGCTTTGCCAATTGCGGAGGCGGATATGAGGAGAGTGAGAGCCCACGGATGCGCTAGCCGAGCGCCGTTGGGCGAGGATTTGGGGCTGTTCCGGCTGTCCTTGGCGGGAAATGGAACAGCCCCGAAATCGGCTTTGCTTGCTGCCCCTTGGTCTAACGGTAGGACGCGCGCTCTTACAGGTGGCGAGGTCCGGGTCCGAATCCCGGAGGGGCATCCGAGAATCGTCGGGACCAGCGCTGCGCTAACAGCGCCGGCCCCAGAACCACAACCCGGGATCGAGCCCCGAGCCATGATCGCAAATCTGAATATAGCGCATCGGGCCGGTCCCTTCAATTCGAAGGGCCTGCGCCGTGAACATTCTCCCCATTGAAAAGCAAATCGAAATCATCGCCGCCCTCACGGAAGGGTGCAGCATCCGGGCAATCGAGCGCCTAACCGGCATTCATCGCGATACGATCATGCGCCTTGGCGCTCGCGTCGGCATGGGTTGTGCGAAGGCTCACGGGCGCCTTATGCGCGACTTGAATGTTTCGCGTTTGGAACTTGATGAAATCTGGCAGTACGTCGGCAAGAAGCGGAAAGCAGTCCGCGAAACCGATCCCGAGACGGTCGGCGACCAGTACACATATATTGCGCTGGCGGGATCGGCGAAGGCGATTATTTCTTACTACACGGGCAAGCGGACGCATGAGGCAACGCTGGCATTCGCCCGTGACGTTCGCGCCCGCGTGCTTGGTGCGCCGGAAATTTCGACGGACGGGCTTGTTTCATATCCATGGGCACTCGAGCAGGCTTTCAAAGAGAATTGCTCGCATGGCGTGATCGTGAAGAATTACGCGGCGGCTGGCGGTGTAACTAGCGAAGCGGCGCGTCGGTATTCTCCGGGCGATGTAGTATCAGTAGACGTAAAGACTGTAACCGGAAATCCGCGTCACATTTCCACCAGCTACGTCGAGCGTCAGAACCTAACCCTGCGGATGCAACAGCGCCGCTTCACCCGCCTGACAAATGGCTTCTCAAAGAAGTTCGAGCATCACGTTGCGGCGGTTGCCCTATATGCGATGCATTACAATTTCTGCCGGGTGCATGAGGCTTTGAAGATCACGCCCGCAATGCAACTCGGCGTTACGGACCACGTTTGGAGCATCCGCGAATTGATCGAAGCGGCCCTTGACGGGCTGCTGCCGCCCGGTACGACCACAGAAAGCCCCCTGAACTTGGACCGCACAGATACGATCCAGTCCGTCCGTCACCACGGCGAGTTCAAGGGGCGGTTCACGGTGATCAAGGGAGGGAAGGATTGATGGGTGGATGCCGAGGCCTCCTAGAATCATGCGGCCTTGGCGCACTCCCCCATGACAGGCAACGACGCACGCGTTTTCGGTTCCCAAGAGCAACCCAACGCAAGGCGGCCATTTTCCACGACTAGGCCCGTGAAAAACGGGCATTTCAGGCAGAAATCGGCGTCTTTATCAGCCATTACCATTGGGCAGAACACGGCAGCCGCCGCGTAGCAAAGGCTACATACACGCACATTATCTTGTGAATAACTCAATAAAAGACCCCACATTTGTGGTAGTGTGCCGATTCTCTGGTGCAACTGAAAGGAGGCCCGTCATGGCCACACCCGGAGACATCTGCCAGGTATCTGGCATTTACGGCGTTCGTCACGACAAGGTTCATCCGAACCAAGCCCATCAGATCACGATGGTGAAGGGGAAGACCTTTCCGCCCTGCTCGCATTGCGGACGCGGAGTGACATACACGCTGGAAAAGAAGACCGAACACCTCGGTTAATCTGAGCCTACCACTTGGCAGTGAAGCGACGCCGCCGTCCAACCGGCGGCGTTCGTTTTTGTTCGGTGTCCTAATTTCGAATCGCACCTGTCCTAAATAGCACTAAATTCGGACAGCACCGTTTGATCAACGCGCTTATACATTTAGCCATGTTGCGTTTCCGCGCCCGGCGCTCTTCCAGAGCCGCCGGGTTTCGTTTTTCCGCCGGTCTTTTGGAGAGCCCGGCCACTCATGTGAAAATCAAAATGATCGGCGGCGCCCAATTGCGGCGCGTGGAGGAAGCTCGTGCCAGTCTCGCGAGCAGGCTTTCTCGGAAACCGTCCGGATGATCTCAGGGCGGCTCTCGAAACACTAAGCGAAACAGAGCTCTCCGCCCTCGAATATGAATGGCCGCTCTGGGCTCGCGCCGAGCAAATACCGCCAAAAGGACATTGGACATCCTGGCTTTATCTGGGCGGGCGCGGGACGGGAAAAACCCGAGCAGGCGCCGAATGGATCCGGGCGCGTATCGCCCAAGGAATTGGCCGTCGCATTGCTCTTGTGGCGTCAACGGCAGCGGATGCACGCGATGTGATGATTGAGGGTCAAAGCGGATTGCTCGCCGTTTCGCCAAACGAAGAGCGGCCCGAATTTGAACCTTCGAAGCGGCGGCTTATCTGGCCGAACGGTGCGATCGCCACGCTTTACAGCGCCGAGCGGCCGGATGCGTTGCGCGGGCCGCAGCATGATACAGCCTGGTGCGACGAGCTCGCCAAATGGAAATATCTCGAAGCTGCCTGGGATAATCTTCAACTCGGACTTCGCCTGGGCGCAAATCCACAGCAGATAATCACGACTACACCGAAATCCGTCGCCGGGCTCAAAGCCATCCTCGCGCGAAGCGACACGGTGATCACGCGAGGTACAAGCTATGATAACCGCGCAAATCTCGCACCGTCATTCTTCGCCGAGATTATCCGCCGTTACGAGGGAACACGTTTCGGGCAGCAGGAAATAGACGCAGAGTTGCTGGAGGACGTCGCCGGCGCGCTTTGGACGCGGCGAATGATCGACATGGCGCGCCTCGAGGCTGAGGCGCCGCCGCCGCAAATGGTTCGCGTGGTAATCGGCGTCGATCCATCGGGTACGCGCGGTGGCGATGAGCGGGACTCGGTTGGTATTGTCGCGGCCGGTAGAGGAATCGACGGGCTTGGCTATGTCCTTGCCGACTTTACCTGCTCGCTTTCCCCGGCCGGTTGGGGGCGGCGAATAGCTGAAGCTGCATCGGTTCACTGCGCGGATTGTGTCGTAGCAGAAGCGAATTTCGGTGGCGCAATGGTGGAGAGCGTACTCACCGCCGCGAAAGTGAGTGCGCGCGTCAAGATGGTGACGGCGAGCCGCGGCAAGATCGTGCGTGCCGAACCGATCGCCGCGCTTTACGAGCAGAACCGCGTGAAACATGCAGGCACACTTACTGCGCTTGAAGATCAGCTCGTCGCCTTTACGACGGATGGTTATGTCGGCGAAGGCTCGCCCGATCGCGCCGATGCTATGATCTGGGCGCTCACGGAACTGATGCTGCAGGACAATGGCATGGAACCGTGGTTCGCCCGGGCGCGAGCGGCGGGCTTCAGGCTTTAGCTAACTCCGGGAACAACAATGCCAAATATTTACGAACCGGGTGCGCGCATGGCCCCACTCCCCCCGGGTCTGATCGCGCGCGCCGGACAGGCGGTGCGCTACGTCATTACCGGCGTAGCGCCCGCCACCTGGTTTGGGCCCATGCAGCCCCTGAAACCCATGGCGCCCGAAGGCACAGGCGGCAGGGCCTTCGATTATCCCGTCGGTTATAACCTTCAATATCAGCCGCGTTATGACGAACCGGTATCGTTCGACGCGCTTCATACGCTTGCCGACAATTGCGATCTGCTCCGGCTGGTCATCGAAACGCGGAAAGATCAGATCGAGGGACAGGAATGGGACGTGCGGCCCCGTAAATTACCGGATGGAACTCACCCGGCCGCAAGCGGTTTCGCCACGGAAATTGCAAGCGCCAAATCCTTCTTCGCGTTTCCGGACAAAGAACATGATCTGGCGGCATGGATCAGGCTGATCGCGGAAGAGACATTCGTAACCGATGCGGCGTCGATCTATCTGCGCCCCGACCGCGGTGGGAGTATCTACGCTTTTGAAATCCTCGACGGATCGACGATCTCGCCGCGCATCGATGCCTGGGGGCGCACGCCGGAAGCCCCGGACGTAGCCTATCAGCAGATCTTGCATGGCGTGCCTGCCGCCGATTTCAGCCGCGAAGAACTCATCTATTTCCCGCGCAACAGACGACCGGGTCATGTCTATGGCTATTCGCCGGTGGAACAGGTCATCCTGACCGCAAACACGCTGATTCGCCGCGAAATGCACCAACTCGCCTTCTACACCGACGGCAATCTCAACGACGGCATATTCATTGCGCCGCAGAATGTGACCAACGATCAGCTGGCAGAGTGGCAGCGTTACTGGGACTCGCTGTTCGTCGGCAACGTACAATCACGACGGCATGGAACCTGGGTACCGAACGGTACCGATTACAAACCGCTGAAACCGCCACAGTTGAACGATACGTTCGATGAGTTCCTGGCGCGCCTGATCTGCTTTGCCTTCTCGATAAACCCGCAACCCTTTGTCTCAATGATGAATCGGGCAACGGCCGAAACAGCGCATGACGCTGCAATCGAGGAAGGCCTTGTCCCGGTACTAAATTATTTCCGACGGCTGTTTCGCATCCTTTTCGACCGGATGGGCTGGAGCGAAATTGAGATGGTGGCGATCGACGATCGCGAAACCGACCCAAAAACGGCCGCGGAAATCGACGTTGCCGACGTACAAGCCGGCATCCGTACCGTCAATGAAGTACGCGCCGCCCGCGGCCTCGGTCCGTTACCGAACGGATCCGCAGCGACGGCTATTTCTTCACCCTGAATATGGTGCCGCTCGCGCCAAATTCTGTCGTTCCAACTAGAGTGTTTTTCCGGCCGGCGATGAGATTTGCGACCGGCGCGTTGCCCTGACCGTTGAAAGCGTTCAGCACCACGAGCTTACCCTTGGGTGTCAGTTTGAATACGGTACCCTCATCGTCTGCGCCGCCGGACTGTGTCGTGCCATATAGATTGCCTTTGTCGTCGGCGATCACGCCGGCTGCGGGATGCGCGCCATCGCTTCCGCCCGTAAAGTCATAAAGAACAGTCTCCGTGCCGTTCGGCGCTATGCGAAATATGATGCCACAACCTACTCCATTGCAGGCGGTTGTACTGCCGCCAGCCTGGGTCGTACCATAGAGATTGCCTTTCTTATCTTCGATCAGACTTGCAACGGGCGACCAGCCGTCATTGCCGCCTTGAAAGGTGTAAAGGACGGATTGCGAGCCGCTGGCACTATGTTCGAACACAACACCGCATCCTGGCGATTCGTTTTCGCTGCACTCATTCGTATTGCCGCCTGCCGTCGCCGTACCGAATAGATTGCCCTTTTCGTCGATGATAAGCGCAGCTTGGGGATCGGCACCGTCGGTACTGCCCGAAAAACCGTAGAGCACCGTTTCCTTGCCGCCCGGTGTCAGTTTGAAAATTGTGCCACAGCCGCCCTGTGCGACAATACACTGCGTCCCACCACCACCAAATTCCGTAACGCCATAGAAATTACCCTTGGTATCGGCGACAAGACCGGCGGAGGGATCCGCTCCATCGGCGTTGCCGCCAAACGCATAGACGATACTTTCCTTACCCTTCGCGCTGATTTTGAAAACAGTACCACAGCCGTAATCGATACCGCCGCAACCTTCGCTGCCGCCCGTCGCCGTCGTACCGAAGAGATTCCCACTCGAATCTGCGATCAGGCCGCCATAGGGCCCGCTGCCGTCATATTCAGCGCTGAATGCGTGAAGCACTGTTTCAGTGCCGTCAGGCGCGAGCTTAAATACCGTACCGCAACCATATAAACGGCACGTGGGAATACCGCCCGCGCCGGTGGTCCCATAATAATTTCCCTGCTTGTCCGTGAGCAGACCGGCATAAGGCCAGAAGCCGTCAGTACAATTCTGCTGCGAACAGAAGCTGTAAAGCACCTCGAATCCCTTCGCGTGCGCGGTGCCCGATAAAGCGGGCACCACGACAGCAAGAATTCCTGAAAACGCATACGCGCTTAACCCGCCGAGCCTGGATCCCATCGCAATCTCCTGCTGCCAACGCCGCGCCCGAGCTTAGCTAATCAAACCCCGAACGCAAACCTTCACGCAATTCAACTTTTCACAGATGGAGTATTGGTTATGGACTTCCGGTTGTTCATCCCCATCACCAAAGTCGATGTGGAGAAGCGCCTCGTCTACGGCACCGTGGCAGAGGAAATCCCTGATCGCGCTGACGAAATCATGGATTACAAGAGCGCAAGACCGGAGTTCGAGGCCTGGTCGGCAGAAATCGCCAAGGCAAGCGACGGAAGAAGCCTCGGCAATCTGCGTGCCATGCATGGCCAGGTTGCGGCCGGCAAGCTCGAGCGCCTCGCCTTCGACGACGACGCCAAGCGGATCGAATGCTGCGGCAAGGTCGTAGACGACATTGAATGGAAGAAAGTTCTCGAAGGCGTCTACACCGGCTTCTCAATGGGGGGAAAATACCTCAACCGCTGGAGGGACCGGGAAAATCCCAATCTTACGCGCTACACGCCCAAACCATCCGAAATAAGCCTTGTCGATCACCCCTGTATTCCGACGGCGACATTCGAAGTCCTGAAGGAAGACGGATCGAGAGAGCTGAGAAAATTCCGTAGTACTAAGCCCCTGAACAAGATCGGGGCGCGAAACTCAAAAGCCGATCTCGAACGCATTCAGCAAATGCATGACGCTGCGGTCGCGCTTGGCGCGAGCTGCGGCACGGGCGAAGGGCTCTGCGACGATACGGCGAACGCGGGTTTCGATAACGAGACAGGCAAATACGCGAAGATCACGGCGTATAACAATGACGTGATCTGCAAGATTCTCGACCGCATCACATCGATTGTCGAGACGCAGGGCGCGCGTATCGCAACACTTGAAGCACAGCCGGTTGCCGGTGGTCCGGTTCTGCGCGGCACAAGAACTGTTTCAAAAAGCGATGACGCCCGAGGCACTTCAACCGGCGCTGCCGGTGATCCGGTTGTTTCGTTCCGCAAGCACCTGGACACGCTGGCGCCGGAACAGCGCGCGCTCGCGCTGATGAAGTTCAGTCTCGCGAACCCGCTTCCTTCCGCTCCGGGCAATCGCCGCTAGCGCATCAATCACGATCACGCGCCCGGCTTCGCGAAACATATTCCCCTCAATCGAGACAAGCAAAAGGAACCCCGATGAACATCACGGCAGAAACAATGGCGTTGATGAAAACAGCGCTGCAGAACTCCGCGCCCGATCTCGCCAAGGCCGTCACAACCGGGCAAGGACTGACCTTTTACGACCTTCAGGCTCCGGCAAAGAATCTTTATCCCGTCATTACCAAGCTGCGGAACATGACGCCGCGCGTCGGCCGGCCGGCGGGTTACGGTACCGCCTGCAACTGGAAAGTCGTACAGGCGATCACCGGTTCCGGGTACGACGCGATGGGATGGATTCCGGAAGGCCAGCGATCCGGAGCCATGAGTTATACGACTCAAAACATGAGCGCGCCGTACATAACACTCGGCGAAGAAGACTATCTGACGTTCGAAGCGGAATCGGCCGGCGAAGGTTTTGAAGACTTGAACGCGACAGTTTCGATGCGCCTTCTGCAAAAAACAATGCGCAAAGAAGAAACGGGGTTGCTGGCCGGCAATTCATCCCTCGCGCTGGGTACACCGGCTACACCCGTGCTGAGCGCGCCGACGAACACCAGTTCGACCCTGCCGTCCGGCACTTATTCCGTAATTGTGGTCGCGCTCACCGCGGAGGGTTGGCTGAACTGCAAAGGCAGCGCAACGGCTGGCTTCACGCCGTCAAAGACAATAACCGGAATGGACGGAAGCACTTACACACTCAACGGCGGCAATTCGAACAAATCTGCCAATGCCACGCAGGCCGTCACGATCAATTCAACCATGCTTGCCGCCACTGTCGCGCCCATCATCGGCGCCGTCGCCTACGCATGGTTCGTAGGCACGTCAGGATCGGAATCACTTCAGGCGGTCACCACTATCAACAGCGTTACCTTCTCCGCACCACTCGCGACCGGACGCCAGGCAGCAACGACCGTTACCTCCGACAATTCCAGCAATGGCGCGCTGGCGTTCAACGGGTATCTCGTCAACGCTTTCCAGTCAGGTTCGGTGACCACCCAGGCAACAGGTACAGCTGGAGCCGGTACACCTCTGACTGCTTCCGGCCGCGGCTCGATCATCGAAATCGACAACATGCTGAAGAGTATGTGGGACAATTACCGCCTGGGCCCCACGGTGATTTTCGTAAGCTCCCAAGAACAGCAGAACATCACCAACAAAGTCCTGTCGAATGCGAGCGGACCGCTGCTGCGCTACGATGTGAGCGCGACGCCCGGACAACCTTATGCGCTCTCCGCGGGCGGCCAGATCCGCTACTATTACAATCCCTATACAGGTGGCGGAATGGAAAGCGGCCCGGGCGGAGGCGACACCGTTCCCGTCGTTGCACATCCCGATCTCCCGCCGGGCACGATCTTTGCGCATTGCGAGAAACTCCCGGAATGGTACCAGTCGAACGAGGTGCCCAATGTCGCCGAAGTGATCACGCGGCGCGATTATTATCGCGTCGACTGGCCGCTTCGAACCCGACGCCGCGAATATGGCGTTTATGCCGAAGAGGTTCTCGCCGTCTACGCGCCTTTCGCGCTCGGCGTCATTACCAATATCGCCAACGGCTAATTTACCCAGCTCGTACCGGGGCGCGCGCAAGCATGCCCTGGTGCTCCAAACATATCGGATCGTCCATATGGCGCTCTATGACCTCTGCACGCTCGCCGATGTCAAAACGTGGTTGGGGCGCACAGACGCCAACTCAGATGCCGTGCTCGCAGCGCTTATCACGCGCACGAGCCGGCAGATATGTTCTTATCTTCAACGCAATCAAATCCTTCCGCGCACGGTTACTGAGCTTCGCGATGGGACAGGAGGGAGCGCACTCACGCTTCGCCAATGGCCAGTGACATCGATAACATCGCTTGCCATCGACAATCAGGTTATACCCGCGCGCACTACCGTCTGTACCAGGGGCTGGGTGCTGGAATCGTGGGACGGCACACCGCCCGGCCGCACGCAGACCCTGTCCGTGACGGGCACTACCTTCGGACTTGCCGCACCAGGAATGCTCAACACGCTGAACGTCCAAATCATTTATCAGGCGGGTTACCAAGTAAGCGCAGAACCGCAAGACATCGTCAATTCCGCCGCGACGGTGACCGCACCATATGGCAATTGGGCCAGCGATCTCGGCGTAAGCTATTCGGATGGTTCGCCGCTCATCTCAGTAACTGGGGTCCCGGATATGGGACAATATCAACTGACTCCGGGTCAATCGGGCTCCTACACATTCAACCCCGGCGATAATGGCGCCACGGTGCTCATATCATATGGCTTCATTCCTGCCGATCTCGCCGATGCCTGCATCGAGCTTGTCGGCGAACGCTTTAGGTATGCCCAACGCATCGGAGAAACGAGCCACAGTCTCGGCGGCAACGAAACCGTGAGCTTCAACACAGTGCGCTTCACGCCGCTCATTACCGCGCTTCTTCAGCCATACCGCAATGTGTTACCGGCCTAGCGGGTTGTGGGAATGATCTCCGTCAGCTCCAATGCGACAGAAACGGCCGCGCGGTTTGGTGCGTTGGGGGAAACCATTCGTGGGTCCGTGCGAGACGCGGTCTCCACGAGCGCGCAGAAACTTGCCGCGCTTGTACGCTCAAAATTATCCGGGGACGTGTTGAATGTACGATCCGGCCTGCTGCTGCACAGCATCTGTGCGGAAATGACTGAAGACGCGGACGGCGCTCACGCGCGTGTGTTCAGTGATGGTTCGGTCCCTTATGCACGCATTCAAGAATATGGCGGACGCTTGAACATTCCGGCAATCAACGTGTCGGGCACAAGGGTTCTGGCATTTTCTTACAACGGCCGAATGGTCTTTACAAAGCATACTGCCGCACATGTCGTCGAGATTCCGGAACGTAGTTACATGCGATCGTCGCTCGACGAATTTAGGTCCGAATTTACGGGTAATATCCAGCAGGCCGTAGCGGGCAAGCTTGAATGAGCGAACCGCAATTTTCCCGTGAAGCGATCTATGGCGCTCTTTTTTCGCTGGTAAGCCGATCAGATATGTTTGGGATCGCAACACGCCGCATCAAGGAATATTCGGATGTCGATCAGGCAACGCAACCAGCGCTACTCCAGGTCGAGATCGGCGAGAAATGGAATTCACGTGTTGGAATTCCTCCTATTGTGACGCTAACGGCCCGCCTCTTCATCTATTGCGAAAGCAATGACCCCACCGAGCCAGTTTCCACACAGATGAATGGACTTCTCGATAGTGTAACACGCGCGTTGGCGTCACCAATTCTGCCGGATGGCGCGTTCCGACAGACTCTTGGTGGCTTGGTGCAGCACGCGTTCATCTCGGGCGAAGTAACGATCGCCGAAGGTCTCACGGGCCAATCGGAGGCTGTCATTCCCATCGAGATTCTCGTCAACGCCTGATTTCCGCTAAGCGAAGCAGAAAAACCGCGGGCGATTGCCGCTGCGGGAATGGGCGAACCGATTTCCTAGTCTTTGTACCCCCGCGAAACGTTCACTCTATAAGGATGTAAAACGATGCAATTGAACTTCGGTGTCGGTACCTGCGTCGGCAAGCGCACGGATATCGCGAATGCCAAACCGTCCTTTCTGGGCGTGCTGCAGGATCTCGAGATCGACATCGATGTGACGCTCAAGGAATTGATGGGCGCTTACAAGATGCCGGTCGACGTTGCACCCGCCAATCTGAAAGTCGCTGGCAAGGCGAAATTCGCGCGCATACAAGGCGCGACGATCAACAACCTGCTGCTCGGGCAAACCGAAACAGACAGCTCCGGCATCGATATGGCTGTCGCGGAAGCGTTCACTGTTCCTGCATCTTCACCTTACACTTACACTACGACAAACGGCGCGCATTATACCGAGGATCTCGGCGTCTATTATGCCACTGGTGCGCAGCTTCAGCCCGTCACATCCGGTCCTACGGTCGGACAGTATATTCCGGGCGTTGCAGGTACGGGCACATTGACCTTTGCAGCAGCCGACGAAGGCGTGGCGATGGTAACCTATTACGGCTACACTGCGACGACGCTGGTGCAGCTGAGCCTCGCCAACCAGCTCATGGGATCAGGCCCGGTTTTCGAAATCAATGCCAAGCAGGATTATTTCGTGCAGGGCATCGAAAAGAAGCTGGTCCTCAAACTGAACGCCTGCCGCGCTTCGAAATGGTCGCTGCCATTCAAGAACACGGATTACACGATTCAGGATTTCGAGTTCACGGCATTTTGCGACGCGAACAATAATTGGGGAACCTTCGCGTTCTCCGAATAAGTGTCAGACCCTATCATCATCATCGGCGGCCGCGAATGGCGCGTGCCGTTACTCGCGCCGCGCCAGAACCGCATCGTTCTTCCTCGATTTCTCGCTCTCGGTAGTGAACCGGCCACCCAGTACGGGTTTCTCTGCGACATCGCCTTCACTGCGCTGACACGGGCGCACTCCGAACTCTCACGCGTGGAGTTTGAGGATTGGCCCGTCCCGGCTTATGAGTTGATTGACGCGCTCCCAATCATCGCTGGGCAGACGGGCTTTCTGGAATACACCCCCGCGAAGCAGGTAGCGGAGCCTGTCGGAAGCAGTTCCAGGGGCATCGATTTCGACGCGCTCATAGCGCAATTTTGCAATTTCCTTCCTGGTACCACACCGGATTATTGGGAAGACGCTCTCACGGCACCCCGCATGCGCGCGATGCAAGAAGAATGGCGCAAAAATCCTCCACTGGCTGCGCTCGCAGCCAGCTGGCTTGGCTACAAACCGAAACCGCGCAACGAAGACGCGGTCGAAGAACTGATGCGTATGTTCCCGACTGGCGAACTCAAACTCGCTCCTACCCTTCACTGAGGACACAATGAACGCAGCCGCTTCCAAAGCGACGGAGGATTCCTCAGTCGCCAAACAAGATCCGTACGTCATCCTCGCGGGCGAGGAATGGCCGGTACCGCGCCTCGCGCCGCGGCAGAACCGGATCGTCGTTCCGGTACTGCTGAACCTGATTCCCCGCATCCTGAAGGCGCGGGAGGAATCGGTTGCATCGCGGGAAAGCGATCTCGCCTATCTCGGCCGCTTTATCACCGAGGAAACCTATGAGCAGCTGGCGACGGTCACACATACGGCGATTACGCGCGCCA